TGCTGTTGGCAAAGATACAAATGATTTTGTCCAGCTAATATCAATATCGTTCATTGAAGGTAAATCATATACAAAAGGTGTAGCGCTGTCGCTAATGTTTTGTAATGCAACCAATGGGATATTGTAGATTAACTGTAAATCACCCTGGTACAAAGTTAAACTTGACTTTTTCAAATCAGCAAGCGCAACTGGTGTTGATCCAGTTAGCGGAGTAGCTGTAATTGATCCAGCGGCATAAACTTGTATTGCCTCGATCTTTGCGTTTCTTAATTGTGGTAAATCAGGGAAAAAAAAGCGCGTAAGTGTAGATCCACTAGGCACATTGATTTCGACTGCTTCAAAACGTTTGATACGCATATCTTAAAATTAATTAATTAAAAAAAATGAGGGTAATGTCCGACCCTCGGCGGCGGCGTTTAAGGCCCGCCAGGCGCATATCATTAATACTATTTAACAGTAGTAACGTTTTGGCAAAGGATACCGCGTTGGATAACTGCAATAAAGCTATTAGCTAATACTGTTGCTGGCGCACCATTTGCAGTAAGCTGGAAGTTAATATTTGCAGCACCGTTCATCACGATACCTGGCTCAACTGGGTAAAACGCATCTTGGCTAGCGTCCCACTGGTCAGTTGTGCTTGCACTTTGTTGAGTTTGTGGTACAAAGTAGTGGCGTAATACGTCCCACGCTGGTAACACTTGCTCATTATTGATAGTAAGGTTTAAATAACCGTTATAAATACTCCATAGATCATCATCTGTTGCAGCTGTAAATACAGTGCTGTTTGGGTATGTATAAGATTTTGCTGCGGTATTAGTTCCAGCACCTACTCCAATTACAACTGCGATTTCAGTAGTAATGAAAATATCTTGTAGGTTTAAACGCTTCTCGTTTACGCGGCTTGCACCGTTTTGAGTGTCGTTTACAAGTACTGGAATATGATAATTCGCAATAGAAGTGCTTAAAGCAACTTCACTGCGTAAATATGACTGCGTCAATTTAGCGTGTTCTACTGAATAACCTAAACTGCGCACGAGGGTTTTCGCATTTTCGAAAACCATTCTGCTGCCCATTTGTGTAGCCATTGTTATAAGTTTTTATTTTTTTAATAAAGGTGAAAAGAAAATAATTAACAGCCTTCTTCGTCCAGGCCAGCTATTGACGGCGTCATATAGCTTTTGTCAACTAATCCTTCGCGGTTGTAGTATGCTGCAACTGCTGGTAACTTGTAATTTACATCACTAGCTAGCGCACCGATACCGTTTAACACTCCAAAAGATTGTACAAGTTTTAAACCGCCTACTGCGATCATACCAGCTGCTAGGCCCTGGCCCGCTGCTCCTTTTACAAATTTTGGTAAGAAAAGACCTACTGCAACTGGTACCGCTGCTTTGATCTTATCGTTTGTTGCTGCTGGTAAAAATTTACCAACTAATTGTGCTGCTGCTGCTCCTGCTACTGTATAAAGTACGCTGGTAGCTGCGCCGCCTACTTTGCCAATACCAGACATTCTGCGACGTCTGCTTGACTTTTTTGCTGCTTTTCTTCTACGCATTTTTTTTGTTTTTAAATTGTTGTGAAGTATTTAATCTACCAAAGTAATTGATCGGCATAGTATCCTGGGGAGCCTTTTACCTTTCTATCCTTCTGGTGTCTTATTTTATAAAGTTTTCTTTTTTCATCTGCTATTTTTTTACCGCAATATTTTAAAAAGCTCGGATAATCTAAATAATTAGGATCACCCACACTCGCTAATAAATTACCGTAAACATCATAAACATCAATTTTTTTATTTTTCTTTTCACTAGGTAAGACAATTACATTTAACGCTTTTGCCTTTCTTTTAGTATATAAAGAAATTTTGTACATTTTATTTTATATGCTTTTTTAATTGTGCAATATGTGTTTTTTGTTCTCTTATTGCTTCTTTCACTCTTTTAATATCCATATTTACAACAGGCTTCATTCCTTTTGATACAACTAATTTTTCTTTTTGTAAAGCCAGTAAAACTTTTTGCCATTTTATTAATTTATCATGTGCTTCTTTTACTTCATGTATTACATGTGAACTTAATGCACCTATTTTGCTCATATGTTTATGCTGCAATTCATCTAACTGGCTAACTTGATCTTTTACTTTATGGATCTTATTTAGAATTGACTTTTCGCTAACTTTTTTCTTTACGCCAGCTACTCTACGAACGTGCTTTTTAACAACTCCGTATTTTGTATGCTTTTTATTTGCTGCTTTTTTAGGTGCTACCTTCTTTACAACCTTTTTAGCCGCCTTTTTAGGTGCTGCCTTCTTTGCTGCTTTCTTTTTAGGGGCCGCGCCTACTTTTTTACCGTAAACGTGTGCAAATGCTTCTTTAAGAGAAACGCCAGTTTTTTTTCTGTACTCAATGGCTTTTTTGAAATTTGCTTTTGCTGCTTTTTGTGCTGCGGTCATTATTTTTTCATTTTTGATAGTGCGAAAATACCAGCGCCCACAAGTCCTAGTGTAACCCACAAATTCAATCCAGCCTTTTGCGTTCCTGGTGTTTCTGGTTTATAGTTAATTTGCTCCTTTGTAAAATAAGATCTGTTTAAAAAATTATTTTGCAAATCTGGACGCTGCATTAAAAACTTTTGTCTGTAATTATCTAGATAAGTATTCCAAAAAAGTTTATCTTCTGGCAATAATTCTATATAATCATTAGGGTAGTTTTGGCGATACCAAAATAACATTTCGTTTACGTCCACATCAGCTGCCCTAAAATTTTGCTGGCTTCCAGCAATTACAGTAGCTAATCTAGTCCTAGCGTCTTGGCTTGTAATTTGTTGCTTAACGGCATTTATTACGGCCCTGGCGTCGCCAGCTGGGCTTGCAAAAGCACCTCTAAAAAAAGTGATCAAACCAGGTAATACTTTTACAGCCGTTGTAACAACAGCGGCAATAGGCACTACTCCAATTTTATTTTTATAACTGTAATACATTACTTTTTCTTAAAAATTAAAAACGCTGCTAGTGCCGCGCCACCTATCAACAAAATTGTGTTCGTGCTTATTTCAGGCCTTTGTTCTGGCTGTTGTTGCATTGGCATAAACTGTTGTTGTTGATACTGACTTGGTACATAACCACCACCAGGACGAGAAGCGCTTATAATATCCGGAGCCGCTGTTACTAAACTAGAAAACGCATTTTGCCAGTCAAATTCACCAATACCGTTAACGCTTGGTAAATCTTGAAGCGCGTTAGTAACTTTGTTAATTGCTACCTTATATTGCAATTCTTTGCTAGATCCTGGCGTAATAACGCCAGCTTGTAATAATCTGTCGCGATCCCTTACAAGTTTATCTCTATACGCTTCCATTTCTGCGCGTTTGTCGCTTGCTGTATAACCGACGCCGCTTAAAGCAATTAGTGCCATTTTTATTTTTTTATCTTTATAAAAACTAGGTTGTCTTTTCTCGTTAAATCTAGGTAATACTGGATCAATCCAAATTTCCTTTTTTGTTCCTGGGTACATAACAGCGAAAACGTGCTGCGGCTCCCTGGTAGTATTTTTATATCCCGCAAATCTAAACGCTAGTGGTACTTGTAAAATACCTTTTCTGTTTAAACTATCCAGCACCCCATTTGCAAATAACGCGTAACTTTTACAGTCGCCTGGTAGCGCAACTATTGCGCTAGGGCTTCTTAAAGTTTGATTATTATTACTCTCAATATAATACGGTACGTTACTTTTTAAAAAATTAAAAATATTTCGCGCCGTTTCTAACTCACTCTCACCGACAAAATATTGGCTTATTTTGTCGTATTCGTTTTGGTATTGATAGTGTGTGCTAACAATACCGTCTATTATGTCGGTAACTGTTTGATCCGTACTAACTACCTTTTTAAAGTTATTAAAAGGCGCCAGCTTTTCTAAAACTGCGCTTCTAGAAACCATTAAAAGAATATTTTATATCAAAAGGTAATAAAACGCCGTCCACCTGGGCCGTACCAGCTAGGCGAAAATCAGCTTTTTTACTGCTTATAAGTTCGCGAATAGAAGTTATTGCCCCTTCCAGTGTTGTAACCGCTACCAATGGCAAAACAGCCTGGCTATTGGCTAAAATTACCGTTCTATTGTTATAATACACATCAGCAACCTTTAAACCGCTTGCCAAATATAGTTGCGCCCTTAAATTGCTTAATTCTGTTCTAAATGATGTTGGGTTGTAAATTGTTACTTCTATATTTATTTGTGGATCTAAAAATGATCCACCCAGGCCCACCCTAGAAATTACAAAGCTAACGCCCTGCGAAAAGCGGTACTTGCTGTAAACCCAGTAAACTGCTGCTGCGCCAACTAGGGCTGCTAGCCATTTTTTTGCTGCCATACCTTACAAAGTTACTAAAAATTGTTCGATTTTCAAACAAAAAAACTTTTTTTTAAAAATAGTGTGCGTTGGTTAAACTTTTAGTTTAAAATTTATTATCTTTGCGTACGCCTGGGGGCTAGCAAAGATAAAAATTAAACCACCTATTTTAAACCACTTAAACCGGTTTAAATTATTTTCTTTTCACCTTTAATTAAACTGTTAATTGTGCGATATATACCAGGCACAAAAAAACCAGCACTAGGCTGGTATTTTGGCGGCGTACTGGGCTGCTAGCTTTGTTTTAATTGTTCAGCCAGACGCGGCAATAAAATCGTTTCGTTTTTTTCTCGTATAAATTTACATAATGTCCACCAACTTTGCGGGCAAACTCAATAAAATTTTCAACTCGGTTTATATTTCGATATTTTTTTGGGGTTATTTCTTTATGATCCTCAAAAAAAATAATTGCTGTATAATATTCCATATTGTATATTTGCAGTGAAAGGAAAATAAGCAGTTAATTAGGGTTAATTGTTTTGTCCAGGCGGTCAAATTTTTGGCCGCTTTTTTTTGCAATTAACTTTAAAAATTCAATGTCGTCTGGCTGTAATAAAACGCCGTTGTATTCTATGCGCCAGTTAGCGCCTTTCTTTACCAGCTTAAAATATTTGTGCATTAACATATAAGCTATAAATCGTTTAGTATCTTTTTTCATATAGGTTTGCTTCGTTTTTATAAATATATTTTTTATCAATCCAAATTTTACATAATTGTTTTGCCCAGTTAGTACCTTTTGCGTGTTGCTCTTGTATGTCTGCAATTAAATCTTTGTAGGCAATAGGGCCATAAATAAGCTGGTTTATTATATTTTTGTGGTCAAGTTCAGTAAATTGTTTTGGGTGCTTTATTTCAGACTTTTTGCTTTCACCTTCAATAGATATTTGCTGCCAGTTTCCGCCAATATTCATAAGTACGACTGGCTCAAAATCTTCCGAGCTTCTTAAAAATCTAGGCTGTAAAGTAAATGTCTTTTTATCTTTATCCTTTACCATTTCTAAGGTACTAGAAGCCCAGCGATCACAATTTGAGCCTAGATGTCCTAGCGTCTGGGCGCCTACTCCTTTGCCCTGGTGAAGCACACCAACAAATAAACAGTTATAAACCTTTGTAAGTCGTTTAAACCAGTTAACCAGCTTGCGGCTCTCTATTTCGCTATTGTAGTCAAAAATAAGATCTAAAAGGCCATCAATTATAATAATAGGGCAGTCCAGATTGTTTTCTAAATAATTAACAATTAAGGCCCTTATTTCAGCTGGGCCGTCCTCGCGCACAGTAAAGCAGTCGCACCAGGGCGGCAAATTATTTAGATTGCTAAATTGTTTAATTCTGTTAACTTGTCTGTAAAAATCATAGTCGCTGCTCTCGGTATCAAAATATGCAATTCTGCGCCTTCCTTCCGGAAAAGTAAATTTCATAGAAAATACTTCACCTGGTTGAAAGGCGCTAGCTATTGCGGCCGATAATATAGTACTTTTTGCCGTTTTTGGTAAACCCGAGATCACAATAAAATTCTGCAAAACTCCAATGGGCTTATTTTGTACGGTAAATACTACCTGGCTTTGTGGGGGGATATAGTCAGGTTTAAATTTTCTAGCGGCTAATTTTTCTTGTAAAGTTAATTTTTCGTTTTGTCCGTTTATCATTAGATCCTTTGTAAAAAAGCGGTTAATACAGCTGCAATAATTAGGGCTATTACAGCTTGCTGGTTGTTAGTTAATTGAAATAACTTGGTTAGCTTCTTTTTCATTTTCTATTTTTTCTAGGGTTAAAAAATATTCGTTTGCTAGTGTTTCGCACTCTCTTAAAAGTGTTGACAGTCCTATTTTACTATGATTATTTTGCATTTCTTTGGCGCAAAGTATCTGCAATAAAACGTGTTCATATTTTGTTAGGCCTGGTATCGGTGCTACTAGGCGGCCGAATTGATCCTGTACTGGCATAACTGGAAAAGCTGGTGCGTTTTTATCTATTTTCATTAGTATTCAGTATTAATTTTTATTAAATATTTTTTTGCTAAATCTTTTGATAAATAAAATTGATCACCATTTACAGATATAATCTGTAATACATCTAGGTTATCAATACATAAATCAAAAATTTCAGTTTCGTATATTTCACGTTTTGCGCTATCTATTTCAATGGCTAAACAAGTTGATCCCAATGGATCAATAATAGTTATATAACTAGGCATAATTAAAATTTAAAGTTCGTTATTAGTTTGCTTTTCAGTAAATTCCTTTACTGCAATAGATAAATACTTGTTGCTAGCTTTGCTAATCTTTACCCAGCCAGCAATTTCAAATAGTTTGCCGTCTGCTTTAAAATAGCCCTGGTAGTCAGGTTGCTTTTCGTTTTTTTTGTTTTCTACTTTGTTCATTGATCCAAAGCCGTCGGCTAGATCTTTTAAATACTCGTTTTTCATTTTGTTGGTTTTAAAAAGTGATAAATTTTAAATAGGTAAAAAAGTATATAAGCGCCGCTGTATGTTAATAGGCATACTGGTATGCTAACTGCAACAAAAAAAACTATTGCAGCTATTCTAATTAATTTGCGTCGCATTGAAAACTGTTTTCTAGTCGTTTTATTTCAAACTGGTAGTGTTCCAGCGCCGCGTCTATTAGGATCCTTATTTCAAAACAAAGATCAAACGGCAAATCATTTTCATTTAAGGATAAAAACTTACCAGAACTAGAATAGAAAAAAAATGTGCATTGTTCGTAAGGTGATAAGGCCCGCAATGCTTCCAGGCGCAAAATTTTGTGTTGTAAGCTGGCTATTTCGCCCAGGATCTTACTGTCGGTTTTTAATTGCATAAAATAGGGTTTTTGTTTGTCGTTGGTAAAATTATAGTAAAAACGTTTAAACCACCAAATTTATTTTTATAGGGGCATAAAAAAGCCCAGTGTAGATACACCAGGCTTCCTTTTTTGTACTAGACCATTGAATTTATCTAACCAACTTGCTTGCTTATGCTAAAAATAGTGCTTTTTCTTCACTTCTGCGCCTTACTAGGCCTGGTAAAATTACTTTTTGGCCGTTTACCGTTCCTTTATTCCAGCGCTCAAATTGGGCCGCCACCTCGCTTTTAGGTGCGCCGCTATTAAGTAGCCTTAAAAGTGTACTAGATTGAAAAGCGCCGATCCCAACGTTATACACAAAACTTGTAAGGCTGTCAAGCTGGTTTTGGTTAATAGGCACCTTAACCAGTGCTTTAATTTTTGGCACTATTGCCTTTGTTTCTTTTCTTAACCATTCAACAGCCTTTTCCTGGGTGATACTATCACCTAGCCTAACTTTACGTTTTGCGTCGTAATTATAAGTAGATCCGTAACCGATTGTAGGTATACCCACCGGATCAATATAAGCGTCTAAATACTTATTTATATCGTCGGCCTCAAACTTTTTTATCAGTTCTTCGGCCTTTGCCCCTATTGCCATTGTGCTACTTAATAAGATTAACGCCACAACTCCAATAACCAGGTATTTTTTAGCCTGGCTTGTCATTATGGACGGTTATTTAAATTGATGTCAGCGTCTTTTGCTGCAAATAAACCTAGGCCGCTTAATATGGCTGTAACGCCAGTTGGAACGTCGCCTTTTAATACTGTTGCTATTCCGCTAATTACGGCCCCTAGGCCAAATAAGCTAGTTTTCCAGTTCTTAAACATATTGTTACATTTTAGTTACAAAATCAAGTTTTGTTTCAATGCGCGCCAGACGATCCAATATTTCAGTATTGGTATTATTGTGCCTGGATAAATCACGCTCAATTTTATCTAACCTATTTTTGGTTGTAAAATAGAAGCCACCGCCAGCGGCTACAAATAAACAAATACTAAATAACAGATCCGTCGCCATTTTCTTCTTTTAATATTTCACGCGCTATTGCATTGTAAGCGTCGGCCGCTGTCATTGCTGCCGTTAAATTTTCAAATAAACCGCTTTTGCTAGCCGCGTCTAAAATTTGTTTGATGATTGCAAGTGCTTGTTTGGTTTCCATTGGTTTTGTATTTTAAAGATTAATTAAGCTAGTGTAATATTTAATTGAGTAGCGGCCCACTGGTACGCTGCCAGGTTAATATCTGCGCTAGATCCCCAAACGTCATAGTCAGGCTCCCCCATTGTTAAATTACCGTCTGCTAGTTTAGAAGCGTCCGCGTCTAATAGCTGAAAGTAAAACGTCGCGCTGTTTAATAAATTGTCATTAATGATAATTAGGTTAAATAGGCTAGCTGTTTGTTGCTGACCGTTTACCCAAATTTGAATAGGTTGTATTTGTTTCATATTATTTTAAATTTATGCGTTTGCTATTGTTGTTACAGTTCCGCTTGATCCTCTATATTTTAATGCGCCAGCTTCTACATATAAAATTCCACCACCAGTTGGGTTACTACTTGGTGCAACTACTCTATTTGCTATAAAAATTATACCTTCACCGCCGCCCCTATCCATACCATTAAATCCAATATCTGCACAAGTTGTTTCATTTTGTATATAAATAGCATTATATCCATTACTTATATTTCTTATTGCTAAATCATTTAAAGCTGGACATACTATACCATAATCATTTGCACCACCAAAAGTATTATCAAAAGTTAAAAATGCACCCTGACCACCATTAATTGAAGCAGATAATAAAGCAGTTCCATTAACTTGTAACTTTTGCCCCGCGTCTGTTGTGGTACCAATTAAAAAATTTCCAGTATTACCTTTAATTGTTGCACGAATTGTTGCCGTTTGTGGTACTGAACTTATAGTTTGATTTTGTGCTCTAAAT